GTCTTTGTTATCCCCACGTACTGTCCGAATGTAGTAAGCAGAGTGACGAGCGTGAATACCAGAAGCAGAGTCAACAAGCTGACTGACAGTGCCGGATGGCTTGACGCAAGTGATTGCAGCCGAAACAGGAATACCCAAACGGTCAGCCCATACAGCATTAGTGCTAACAGCAACATTACGTAGATGCTCCAGTGTCTTGTCCAGACCCTCGTTCTTTGTGGTCAGGAGTGGATTGTCCATGATACCTGTAAGGCTTACCCCCAACAGACGCTCTTCTTCTGTGTTGTCCTTCCACTTCTTACGCAGGTAGGGGAAGTGTGTGTAGGTAGACTGGATAGTCCCAAGGATAGTAGCCAGTGTAACCTTACGCTCCAGATCCTCAACGCTGTCTGTTGCACGTACTACTACCTCAGTCAGATTACAGAACTGGTAAGGACGTAGAATGATTTCAGAGCAAGGATTAGTACCAAAATCTTGATCAGCATCACGCCGCCCATTCTTTGCAGCCTGCTTCTTAGAGGCCTGTCGGTTGAAGATACCACGTTCACCAGAGCCGGACTCAACCAGTGCCATCCACTCACGCATAAAGCTGACTGCATCAGGCTTTTCTGTGTAGCTGGTAGAGTTGTTAGCCAAGGCACGTTGTGGATCGTTCTCCCACCAGTTACCAGACTTAGCATGACGCATACGATCATCACTCAAGTTAGACAGGGAGATCATGGCACTACGGCGTACACCACCTACAACTACAACCTCACCGATCTTACACATGATGTCATGGCATTCGATAGAGGATAGCTTACGGTTCTGTGCATCCTTGAACTTGGCTACAACAAAGTTGAACAGATCAACCAGAGGGGCAGGGCCAGAGGCACGACCACCAAAGGTCTTGAGCCTTGCACCTGCAGGACGTACCTTAGATACATCCCACTTAGGAATCTCACCAGAGTACAGCAATGCAATGACTTGACGCAGCGCCTTAGCCCAGCCTTCCTTGCTGTCCTTAACTACAACAGTGGTGTCACTCTCGAATAGCTCAGGTACTTCAGGTAGCTTAGAGACAAACTGACGCTCAACAGAGAAGCCTACCCCTGTACCACAGAGAAGGATGAACATAGCTTCATCGAAGGACTTGGGGTCATCAACAGGCAGGTAGCTACAGTTGTATGCACAGGTGTTGTCACGCTTTAGCGCTGGGCCTGCTGTCATCATAGCCCGCATGGAGGGCATGATATCCTGACCAAGGATAGCCTCTTGGATTTCTTCGTAAGGTTTCCAACCGTCTTCATCAGTAAGACAGGCTGCCACTACGTTATCCATGTAGCGTTCAACAGTCTCACCCCAAGTCTCACGGCGTCCTTCTTCTTCAAGCCAACGCGCATAGCGTGATGTGTGGATGAAGGCCTGATAGTCAGTAGGAAGGTAGTTGTTCATTTTATTCTCCCAACAAATCGGATAAGTCTACTTTAGGATAGTGCGGATTCTTTTCGATCTTGCCATCTGCACGTCTGCGGATCGTACCATCAGGCTGTGTCATACGTCCTATGTTATTGTCATGCACTCTGCGGATAGCCTCGTCAAGATCCCACCCATTAGAAATTGCGTAGCCATATATAACATAGACAAGATCGGCTAGCTCTTTAAGTTCTTCTGCGTCTGACTCCGCTCTGAACCACTCGTCACTCTCTTCAAGAACAAGCCTGAAGTATAGGTCTTTGTCCGGCTCCTGTTGAGCCTTTCGCATAAAGGACATAACAAGAGACGGTGTAGAACTCTTGATAAAATCCTTGTGATTGTAGTAACTATTCGATTCCTCAAACGCTTTGATGTCTTCATCGGTAATCATTCTTCCTGCTCCTTCCAGTACTCCATCTCAGCATCGGTGTTGAAGTAATCCTCAAGGTTAATTAAACCCTCGTCAATTAGCCAGTCAACCACCCTCTCCTCTGAAATGTCGTTTTGTTCCAGAAGGAGCAGGAGGCCATAGTTCTGGACTAACGCTATTAGTTTAGAGTCGTAGTCGAACATCCCTCTACATCTGCCTCCAGTAAGTACAATGTTGTGGTTAGTGTTTCCTGTGCCTCAATGGCATCCTCGAATGTCTGGAAGTTAACCTCCGCTATGTAGACATTCTCGTCCTCGTCTTCGACGAGACAGACATTATACCACGTGTCATCGTCATCTTCAAATGGTCCTTGCACGTGTCTATGAATTGTTACCAGAGCCATCAATCATCTCCATAAATGTTTCAAAGTCTAGCACAGCTAGAGGTTTACGTCTGTCCTGTTTGACTACAACCAGAGGGCTTGCACCATCCGGTGTGTTGTCGATTGCCTGATCGTAGTAGTTATACACTGCCACCCTTTTTAGTGACTTACACTCTACGCTGTACGGAAATACCTTCCGTGCCTTCGAGGATAGTTTGATGTCCTCTCCAGTCTCACCCATGATAGCGGACCTTACATCAGTGTCAAGTTCTAACTGAGGAAATGACTGGAGTATCCTGTCTCTGACTAGCTGCTGTAGCCTGCGACCTTTTGCCTTTGCACTCTTTGTACTCATGTTATTTCCGGAACATCCGGCTCCTTAACTACTTCGGTCAGGAACACCGGCCCACTGCTGTAGGCAAAGCCTCGAAGGTTAGGCCAACAAGTCTTCTTGAAGTCACAGTAACTGCACATGGTAGGCAGCTTCATGTTGGGAGAGGTCTTGCTCTGTGGTACAGGCTCATAGGGGCGGTCAGGGATGTCACCCTTAACCATTGTCTTTGCTGACTCCATCTCCATCTCTTTGTTTTCGAACTGGTTAGAGAAGTCATAGATGTCTAGACACAGATCACCTGATACCTTATCGACTACAAGGAATGCGCCTCTTGCCTTGTCAGCTACAAGAGGATCATCCTTAGCGGCATAGACGTACGAGCTAAGCTGACTGATGTAGCCAAACGGATCGTTGCTTGCAAGGTCACCGCTCTTAAACTTGTTGAAGCTCATAGGTGAGGCAGACTTAACGTCAACAGTGACACCATCAATCACAGCGTCACGGTGTCCCTTGATGCCGTGTACGTTTAGCTTGTCCTGTGTGCCTTCAACTTTGTGGCCTGCCGCCTTAGCAAGAGACAGAATAAGTTCTTCGATCATGTCACCGAAAAAGAACTTAAGCAATACATTGGCAGGCAGTTCCTCAGATAGGTCAGTCTTGTTGACCTTGTACCACAGCTTGCGCTTACATGGTGTGCCAATGCTTGACAACGACAGATAGCCGCGAGGTTCCTGCGGCTTGCTAAAGCGGTTGTTGGCTGTGTCTGCGATGGCCTTACCCATCTCGTCAGCGATAACAGTAGACCAAACACCCCTACCCTTGATCGCCTGTTCAATGTCTTCAATCAGTGTCTCTATCATCTTCTTCCTCCAGTAGGTCATAACAGATCTTGAACAGTGCTGATATCAGCATCTCATGTGTGTCGATCTTGACTGACATTCTCCAGTAGATGAATGACAACAGAGCAACCATTGCGACTAGTACATAATCAATCAGCATTCTCTACTCCTAAAAAGGGGAGGGGCTGTTAAGCCCCTCACCACTGTTACCAAGACATCTCTGCTTCTTTTTCCTCGTATGGTACAAGGTCAGTGATCTTGATCTTGGTCATGGTAGTGCGGGCATAGACCTTACCATCCTGACCCTTAAAGGTAGAGATAAGATTTGTAATCTCTGCCTTAGTGCCGTTGCCGATACGCTCGTTGATCGGGTTACCCTCAGCGTCAGTTACCTCTGGTGCACCTCCAGCCTGTGGCAACTCACGTCCGTCACGTGTGACTACCCTGTGTGGACGCATCATCTTGATGACGATCTCACCGTCCATCAAACGCTTCTGCTTAGGCTTCTTCTGTGAGCCTGCGTTGACGAGCTTCTCGTACTCGTCCTTGTCCAGTACCTGATCTACTACGTAGGCACCCTCAGTCTTCTCGTACTCACCCTCAAAGCCCCGCATGTCACGGTTGTCCTCGAAGACCTTTGCCCACTCAATAGTGCCGACTGTAGTTACTTCCTTATAAGCCATGCTGTACTCCTTTTGATGGCGTTGCGCTGTGTAGTTATAGCAGGTGATTAGTGGGTGTCAAGCCAATTCTTGCCAATGTCTGTTGAACCTGCAAGTGGACACATCAGTCCCAGTTCCTTGCCTACATACTCAATGGCATTGCGTTGGATCTCACCCAGTCTCTCTGCTGCATCTCGTGAGCCAATCACTTCTGTCTGCCACTCGTCATGGGGCCATGTGACTAGCTTGAATTGTATCCTCTCCTTTTCTGCATCTGCTATCCACTTGAGGCAGGCGTGTTTCATAATGGTAGACTCACCATTCTGTAGCATACCTGCCAGTGTCTTGTGTTCAGAGGGGATGGTAACCTTACGTCCGTCATATCCTCTGAAGTATCCTCGCTGCGCGATGTCCGGTATCACCTTCGTCTTTAGTTTCTTAAGGCCACTGATACTCTCCATAAAGTTTTGGATAGCACCTGCTGCCTGCATGGTAGACACCCTGAGAACCTGTCCGATCTTTGCGTTACCTGCACCCAACAGGAAGGCGTAGATGAATGTCTTAGCCATGTCACGTGAAGCATGAGATACACCCAAGGCCCTCTTGTTGAGGTTGTGGATGTCGGTTTCATCCTCCTTCCTGCCGCTTATGATAGCGTGTACGTAGTCCTCTGACTGCATCAGGTCAGCAAGGATGCGAAGCTGAATGCCTTCGGCATCTGTACCGACTAGCCAGTTCCCCTCTTCGACTCTCCACAAACCACGGAAGGGGCCATCATACTTGGCCTTCACTGCTTCCACGGGTGTCTTAGGATCGCCGTGAAAGGCGGCAGGGATGTTGGCTTGGTTAGGTGCGGCATGGGATAGCCGGCCTGTCCATGCACCGATATGATTGAAGCGGCCATGAATGCGGTTGTCTGAGGCTACACAACCTAACCACTCCACAAGGCTCGACCGCCGGCCCTCAAGGGTAAGCCACTCAGCCAGAGCCTTGGCACCTGATGGTGCATCATCTGGTAGTGTATTCAGGTTAACCTCGTTACATGTCCACCCGTAGAAGTCGAACTGCTTACGCTTGTCAGGGTCATTACCCTCACGGTCAAAGAGGATGTGTCCCTTGGTCTTCTCGACAGGCTTCCACCCTGCCTCCCACAACCTCTCAATGCGGTGCTTAGTGGAGGATGGTTTGAACTCTACATAGTCGTAGCAGACTAGCTCCTCCCCCTCCTTGCGTGTCTGTGGGTAGCCTTCGATTGCATCAGTGACGTTCTTGTAGAGAGAACCGTCAGCCTTCATGCGGTACTTGATACGCTTGACCTCCTTGAGTTGGGGAGGGAAGTCCACCTGAAACTGTGCCTCAAGCTGATCCATGCGGTCAAGGATTTCTACCAGCATTTTCTCCGCAGTATCTGCGTCAAATGCGAAGCCGTTTCTCCGCATCTGTTCACACACGATCTGGATGTCATGCTCACAGCGCAGTGCCTTAGCCCACTGCTTGTCCATGATGACAGACCTGAACCGCTCGAAGAGTTTGACTGTCACTGCCACATCGTTGATGCAGTAGTCCTCCATCTCCTGTGTGAGACCACCCTCGAAGTCCTTGAAGTCCCCCTTGTGTAGGCTTAGCCGCTTACCCCATGCATCAAGAGAGTGTCCTCCAGTGATGCCATAATTAACGAGGCGACTGACTACAAGCGTGTCAATCACATCCCTTACGTTGATGGTGTGACCTAGGAGACGATTGATTACCGGCACGTCAAAGCCAATCCCATTGTGGAATACAAACTTATTGTAGTACTGGCAGTAGTGCTTGAAGCGCATAGCCTCCACAGGATCGGCAGTCAGGTTACGGAAGACCTCAACAGCACCGGTCTTTATGTCCTGACCTACAATGATCCAGATATGCTGAGCCTCAAGGCTCTCTGTTTCTATGTCCAGTGCTGTGATGTTCATGTCTTACCTATCCAGTCTGTTACGTCATCACATGGATCGTCATGCAAATCGGTCATACTTTTCTGAGAGCGTGAAGGAGTCTGAGTCGAAGTGGAGTTTACCTGCGAACCCTGTTGATCCTGCGGGTCTGTTTTTTGTAATGAGGAGCGAGGTTGTGTTTCTTTCATCTTCATCCTCAGTCATCTTGTCACGCTCAAGTTTGACTACAACAGATGCCCGCTTACCAATCGTCCGGCAGTCACGGATCTGTCCGTCATCATTCTCGTGTGCGATGGTTACGATACCTACGTTAAGTTCTGCCGCCATGCGGGATAGCTGCACAGACAAAGCAGACAGCCACTTCTCAATACTGTCATCAGTAGTCCGGCTGTATGACAAGTCCTGAATAGGTTCAAAGAATACATACTTCACACCACAGGCCTGAGAGAAGTAGCGGATACGCTCAAGGATTACCATAGGGTCTTCGTCAACACCGATCTGAAATTGGTACAGGTTCTCGTTCTGAGAGATGTCGATGATCGCGTCATGCACCTCGTTCTGCATCCCCGACTCTTCGATCAGGTCAACACGGGTCAGGTTCTTTTTCAGGTGGTAGGATACCAGACCCAAGAGACTACGCTTCTTAGTCTCCTCAAGGTGACAGATAGCAATAGGAATATCTGAGTGCTTGCTGATCATGTGATACTCAAGGTAACGCATGAACTCTGTCTTACCGATACCCTCAGGGGCTTGGAACACAGTCATGTGTCCCTGCATCAGACCCAAGGCCAGATCATCGAATGCCTGAATGCCTGTCGGCACGTAACGTGCATCATCCTGTTGGTTCAGGATAGACAGGAACTGCTCAGGTGTATTCCATACGTTCTGGGGTGTGTACTTCTTTGCATTGCGGAATGCATTGCGGAAGGATGAACCTGCCCCTGCCTCAAGGAACTCATTGGCATCCTTGTACTTGTCGTGTGGGATGCGGTAGACCTTGTTGGGAAATAGTGCAGAGATCTTGTCGGCTACACCATCACCACTGCTGTCAGCATCAACAGACAGGATGATCTTATCGAAGCTGTCAAGCCACTCCTTAGCCTTACCCTGCCAGAGTTTCTTAGAGGGTGAGGCAGAGGGTAGAGAGACTACAGGGTACCGCTTCTCAAGCATCTGGAAGGTAGACATCGCATCAATCTCACCCTCAGTAATGACTACGAGCGGGGCCGATCCTGCATTGAACTTATCCATGCCGAAGAGTTCATCACCCTTGAAGCCTGCCTCAGTGTGAAAGTCCTTAGGAAAGGTGCGGATCTTACGCCCACCTGACGGGTAGATGTAGGCTTGCTTACGTACAGCACCTGCTACAGACACGAAGGTCTGAGTGTCATAGAAGTTTAACACCTCCTCGGTGATACCCCTCACCGACTGTTGCTGTAGGCTTAGTGGTTCAGTCACTGCCTTCATTGGTTGTTCCTTTTCAGAGTAAGGGGTGAATGGATACTCGTCCATCGCCCAGTCAAAGAGTAGACTACGATTAGCAGGGTAGCCTCTGTCACAGGAGAAACACTTACCAGTCTGTTCATCCTCGTAATACGCAAAGGCATCACTGCTGCCACAATCCTTAAACGGACAGGCCTGATGTATTCTCTCAGCCAAGCTGTGTCTCCTTTAAACTACGCCAGACTACCTCAATCGGTGAGAGTTGGTTCTGTTCCATGACCCACCGCTTGCCGTAGCCTATATCAGTATAGCTAGCTTCTGCCTTAAATCTGTCCCTACTACAACCACCAATAATACGTAGAACTGTATCATCCTCAGACTCTGTGACAAGAATAGCACAGTCAGCACGGAAAGCCTCGGCTGACTTAAGGATCAGCCTGCCTGTCTGGTGGAAGGTAGCCTTGACATCAATGGACCTGTCACCAAACCACATGTCCATCCCGTCATCAATGCCCATGTCATAGGGGTTGTAGTCTACACCAAGCACCTTGGCTACAGCGATCTCTGACTTAACACCTAGTAGGTCAAGTTCAGCGTCAGACCGGTTAGACTTCTTCTGGTTGACTACACCAGAGGCACGGCATAGCTGCCACCTACCTGATGCTGCCTGCCTAGCGTCTGACATCTCCCTACGGGTCAGTCTAACTAGAAACGGGTCACTCATCGTCTTGTCCTTTCTTAATAGCTGCATCAATAGCTCGAAGTGCATTAACGATAGCCATACTTTCAGCGTGTTTGTGATGATCTGGGCTACCCCAGTGGGCATCGGCTTCTTCTGGTGTGAAGTCTCGACACTCAGCCACAATGGAGCCATCAGATTGCAAGGTGAATGTGTAGCTGTCGCTGCGGGTGATGCTAGTCGGGGTGGTAGTATAATAGCCTCGTTTTACCTGAGCATTGCCATAGACCTGAGCATAACCATAGACCTGAGCATAACCATAGACCCTAGCATTGCCATAGACCTGAGCGTAACCATAGATCCCAGCATTACCAGAGATCATAGCATCACCAGAGACCTGAGCATTGCCATAGACCCCAGCATTACCAGAGACCATAGCATCACCAGAGACCTGAGTATTACCAGAGACCTGAGCATCACCATAGACTAGAGCATTACCAAAGACCACAGCATTGCCACAGACCCGAGCAGTGTCATAGACCTCAGTGGTGTCAGAGACCGAAGCGTTACCATAGACCACAGCATTACCATAGACCCGAGCAGTGTCATAGACCTGAGTAGTGTCAGAGACCGAAGCGTTGCCATAGACCACAGCATTTGGCCCCACGTATGCAGTCCTAGACACAAGGGCGGTATCGGCTACCCAACCTCCACCGTTAGGGTGCTTATGTGCTGGCACAGGGCCGTTACCGTCTTGGAAGTCGAAGAAGTCACTCATCGTCTGCATCTGCGCCAACTTGGCTTCCAGTTCCTTTATTCGCGCCTCCGCAGCCTTGGCCCTTGCAGCCCACTCCGCCCGTGACGCAGCCATAATCTCAGGGTCATCGCCAGCGCTGTTGATGACGTCTGCAATAACACACCGAAGAGCCTTGTATTCAGCTTCCAGTTCTTCTATGCGGGCTGACGCTTCCCTTGCTCGACCCTTGAACTGTGTCCAAGTCACAAGGTCACATTCAGAAGGATCATCAGGCAGTGACATTTTCAGAAAGCCGTGCAGCATCACATCACTCATCGTCTTGTCCTTTCATCAATGCTTCCCACGATACAGGGAAGAGTTCTAGCATATTCTTGCTAATCTGATCGGCCACAACACGGCTCTCGTATTGCGTATCGGATGCACAGCGTAGTTTGCACATAGCTGCGAAGGCATCCAAAGACCCAGACCAATACCACTC